TGACATGAGCGGCTCTTTCTGCTACTGGATCCATGTCATAAAGTTAAGCAAAAGTATCATCAAATTGAGGCGTAAATATTCCATCGCCATCTAAAGGCGGAGGGTTATTGGGATTTTGCGTTATTGGAGGCGGTAATTGACCCGGCAATCTTGGAAGTTGACTGTCACTCGATAAAAAGTTTTTACTGAATATTTGAACGAAAGTACCTGTAACAGTATTATTTTTTAAATCGTATTCGGTAGATGATTGAGCGAATGTAAAAGATGAAAATACCGCATCGTCTGGAACTACAATATTAAAAACATCAAGATATTTAAGTCCTGCAGCTCTCAAAGTGCCCAGATAAATTCTTATAGGTTGTTGATAACCTTTTAAGATGTTTCGAGCTGCTGCCAGTCCAATTGGTAAATAATCGCCCTGTGTTCCGTATTCTTTCCACCCCGTTGAATAGCTTTTGTCACTTGTGTAAATTGCATATAGTTTATTAGCTGTTGCAGGTCTTACACGATCAGGGCGAGGCTTTTCATTTGGGTCTCCTGTAAAGTCTCCAAATATAATTTCGGTTAATGGAGCTTCTTCAGTATAAAATCCTAATTGCTGACTAATGTATAAAAATCCATCAGCTACGTTTCTTTCAATTCCTGTTTTACCTACTGATACGTTATCTATGGCAATAGGATTCGGATATAAATTCGGGTTATTTTGAACCGCGCTTTCAAATCCAAAAAATTGAATTGTCATATCTCCACTTGTGGGTGCTTCAGGAATATCTAAAGTAAATGGTACATAATTAGCAGAAGTTCCACCTCCTGGTCTTACCAATACTGATACGGTTGCTAATTGCATAACCCATTCAGGTGAAGCGTTTTCAGATGCAGGGTCAATGTATAAGTAATACTGCCCGACATTAACTCTAATCTTAATAAAATTCTGATTAGACATAGGGCCTATTTCTAAACTTAATTGAATCTTATCGCCAAAAATAACTTCTAATGGTTCAGGCTGTATCCATTTACCGCTATTTGCCTTTTCATTGAAAGCTAAAGCATAATCATCAATTGGTATCGGTGCGCCACCATTACCAGGTATTGTTTTTTGAATACGTGAAAAGTTAAGTCCTCCATATGCAGACCAGTATTCAAAATTTGAGCCATCCCAAATTGAAAAATCACCATTGTAAACTATGGCAGGTATTTCACCGTATTTAAGCTGAATTACCGATCTTTTGAAAGCATTGCCAATTCTTATTAATCCACCATTTTCTAAAATTACCTGTTGTTGATTAGATCCAGCCAAATAACTGTTATCAATGTTTTGAGCACTCAAGAACAAAGCTGTGTAATTGTAAGTACGCATCCTAATCACTTCTTTTGAAAGCTCATTTGATCTTACAAAAGTCCATGCTCCGCGCATTTGCGCTAAAAAAGCACCCCTAAGCTTACATAATTCATTTAACACATCAAAGCAAGTCATTATTGAATTGCCGTTTGTAAAACGTAGAGGGTCTACTGTATTTTGAGATAATGGGTCATCGTTTAATCCGGTTGAATTTTTGCGCTCATATAAGTTATCAACTGTGTTGATATTTAAGCTTAAATCTGTTCCATCTAAGGCATAAGCAAGTATATCAATAAATGATTGTTTAAAATCAATGTTTGTAATAATCGGCAATGGATATGTAACTGATTGAAGCGCACCTAATCCATCCGTTGCCCTAATTGAAACAGAATAAGGCGGTGCATTAAATGGCTCTTGACAACTATCAGGAATCATCCATCCTACAAATTCAGTAATACTATCCTTTATTACCTCTACTTTAAACATTCTTTCATCATTTGTATAAAAATCAGAAAATCTAAAGTTTTCATCGGCAATAAATTCGAGCAGGCACTCTAAGCTACGAATCCCATTGTACTTATAATCACCCGTTCCACCATTTTGGTAAAACAAAGTAACAGGACGTGAACCGCCAGAATTTACTTCTGTTGCTGATCCTGAAAATTGTTTTTTATAAATATTGACTCTTACCGTTGTATAATAAATATCGCAAAACTCAAAAAAGCTGAATAAGCCATATTCAAGTAATGGGCCGAATGGGTTCGGAGGCACAGCTGGAGTTGGTAACGGAGTGCTTTGACCTCCACATTTTGGAGCATCTAAATCAGTTTGAACATAAGCAAACGGATCACAATCTTGCGCATAAACTCTAAAATTTGTAAATGTATCTAAATTACAGAACTCAGTAATTAAATCACCTTGTTTATATCTTCGATTTACTTTATTATAATCGGTTGTACATGGCAAATTCATGCACTCTTTACGCGGAACACACTCATTTGTAATATTACCGTTTTCATCAACTAAAACGCGCTTATATCTCCATGATGCAAGAAATCCTGAAGGCTTTACTGAAAATTCGTCTATAATCCAGCTCATAATCCATTTCTTTTGACAAGTGCCGCTTCTGTATTATATGAAATGAAAATATCTCTACCCCTTATGACCGTTTCAGGTATAATTACAATAGGTTGCATTTTCCCTAATCCAGATAAATCATGATTAGGTATTACATCAGATCCAGATGGTAGATTAACTAATTCTGGACCTTCCTCACCGACTAAAGCCAAACCTCCGCTAAAGTTTCTAACACCTGATGCAAAACCCGGTATTTTGCGCGGAGCTTTGCCTCCTGTTTCCGACTGACTTCCTCCCCCTATTCCTGAAGCAAACCCTCTAACTGCTGCACCAACTGCAATAAGAGCAACTCCTGCCGCTATTGCAGCTATCGGGTTGTTTAATGATAATGCATTTTTTAAAGCAGAAGCTGCAATACCTGCGGCAACAGTTAATTTACCAAATTGTATTAATATACTACCAACTGACTCTAAAGCAGCTTTTGCAAATGAATCAATCAAACTTTCACCTTTTGCCAATGAATTACCCAAGGCCTCTCCAACTGAAGCGAAACTTTCAATAAATCCAGAACGTAATATCTCGTTTTGAGCTTCAAGGAATTTATCAGCCAACGGTTTAACCTTTAAAGCTACTGTATCAATCGTAGTGCCTAAAGCACTTAATTCTGTGTTGGTTTGTTTTACAGGCTCTTGCGCTGCTTTAAATCCTTTCTCAAATGGTTGCTGAATATCATTAGCTGTTTTAGTAAGTATTTTTATAGCATCATTTGCAGGCTTAGTTCCAAATTCTGTTAATTCAGATATTGCTTTACGGTAAGCGTCAAACTGTTTAGAGTTCTTTTCTCCAAAAGTTTTAATACCGGGGTCGTTTGCTATTTGTTGTAAATCAACTCTTAGAGCTTTTAAAACATCTGAAACAGATTTTATTTTCTCGATTTGTTTGTCTGTGTCTTGACTGCCACCAACATCACCAGTAACCACTCCAGCACCGTACTTTTTGACAAGTTGGTCAGTAATGGATAATGATTTATTAAGCTCTCCATTTAAATTTTTTAAGCTTTCATCGGATGCTGTAATTTGCTCTCTAAATCCTGCAGCATTTGATTTTAACTGATTGATGGTAAAAGCTAATCCTGACTGACCCGCTTCCGATGTTTCCGTAAGCGATAATCTTTCCGCCTGCCTTAATTTAGTTAATGTTTCAGTTAATTTAATCTGAGCATTAATCTTTGTATTTTCAGCATCGAATATTCTTGATGCTATTTCCTGCTGCTGCTTTTCACTTGCACGAGCTAATCCTGCAGCTATAATCGCATTCTTTAAATTTGTGTATGCAGTAGCTGCTTTACCTGCTAAAATCTCTTCATTTGTAAAAGATTTGAAATAGTTAGGGTATTCTTGCTTTAGTTCTTTAACAATCTTTAGCCGTTCTTCTAATGGGATATTGAGATTTGTAGCTGCGCTGTATAAGGTTTGAGCTTTTGAAACTTCTTGCGATGAAATTTTCACTCCTTCTTTTCTTAATTCATCAAGAGTAAGTAATGACTTGCCAAACTCGTCTGTTTCTTTTTTAGCTCCTCTGGTAACCTGCTGATAAAATAAGAATGCAGCACTTACTGCCGCTAAAGCAAAACCAATACCAGCAGGCCCGATTAATTGACCTGCTAAAGACTTAAATGCAGAAACGTTTGAGCCTGTTTCTTGTTTTAATCTCTGGAATGATTCTAATAATGGATTTAAGTTGTTCTGAATACCAATAAAACCAAATGGAGCGTCCTGAACTACTCTCGATAAATTTGTTACTGCAAATGCGGCCTGATTGGAACCCTTAGCAAAATTTTGTAATGATTGACCACCATTCTGAGCTATCTTAGCTAAATCCTTATCGGCTTTGCCTGCAAAATTAGCTACAGACTTTTCAGCCTGAGCCATTTTTGTCTGCAGCTCAGTTATTTTTGCTCCGACTTCGACCGAGAGTTTAGCGTCCATTTCGTTGATTTGAATTTATCGATTAATATTTTTACCTCATTTGAGTTTAATGGCCTTATTATTGGGTCTCCTTCAATCGGCCACCAATGCAACTCACTTGATGGCCTTGTTTTAGCATCAGCATAGCCGCATATTATTGACCAGCAAATTTTGCGGACATACCTCTGAGTTTTAGCTTCATTTCGAAGATAACCTATAAGCATCAATACAAACTCCCTTTCGGTTAGTTTTCTAAACTCCCACGGCTTTAACCCAAGTTTTGTATAAGCAGTTATTTCAACTTCCTCCGCTTCGAGTAGTTCGGACTTTTTTTTTCTTCGCTTTTAGGTAATTGATCAATCAATGATTTACTTGCCCTGCTACTCATGAATGTTTCCCAGACTTCATTTTGCTGTTCAGGTGTCATTGAATCAGCGAACTCATAAGACTCCATAAATGAAGGCCTGCTACCATCCTCTAACATATCCTGATAGTTACATAAACCACCATGAACAGCGAATGCAAATGCCCTAAAATTATCTACCCTTAAGGCTAATTCTTTGGCATCAATATCCTTTATATCTTCGCCTTCATTAATAACCCTTGCAAGCTCTTTGGCCGAAAACTGCTGATACATGATAACAGCCGTCATACCGAAGTATAACGACCGTTCACCAATTTCTGTACTGATTTTTAACTTCATTAAGTAGTTGGATTAGCTACACCAATTTCTCCGGTTAATGTAACTGTAAAGCTGAAAGTCTGACGGTCTAAATTCGGTGCACTATCATTGTATGATGAAATGAACCCTTGCGCATATCTTACGCTTGTTCCATTTTCATTATACTGTAACCACCAAACAACAGTTCCGGCAGCAGCTAAAGATACAATCTTATCCATATTGTAACGGTCATCTAATCCTTCAATTACAACTGCATCGCCATTTCCTGAGAATGTGCCAGACTTTTGACCTGCCAATGAAGTAGACCATAACCCAGTACATTTATTAGTTGTGTCAATCGGGTTTACAGTTAAATCAAATGAATTATCCTGCAAACAAATTACCGGCTCGAAATCTCCAGGGATTGGAACTTCATCAATCGGTGTGTCAAGCGATAAGACTTCATTGATAAATAACAATGTGCCTTTTCCTAAAATTACATCTTCCATTTCTTTAAGTTGTTAAGTTATATTGTTTAATACTATGATTGAATAATAAAATATTGGTATAAATGCGCTCCTCTGTAGATTCTTCAAATAAATGCCTTGAACTCGCTAAATACCCTCTCCATAATTGAGCATTTGGTAAACTCAAATCCATTTCAGGGTTATTGTAAGGGAACAGAATTTGAAGTATTTCATCGCTAATCAAATCAGCGTGAGCAAAGTTGCCAGTATTTGAACCTGCACCTGCTAAAAAAGCAGTGATGACATGAAGTTGAAGTTGTGTATCTTGATTAATAGAGCATTTTGCGCTTGAGTCCTGAACGTCTTGATTGCGAATTAAAACCCATGATTGTACTTGTACTGAATTACCGATTGGTAATATAGCTTCAGGCTTAGTTAGATTTTCATCATCCAAAGGAATATTGACACCTAAGTAATTAAGGTTTGCAAGTTTGGCTAAATATGCCTTACGTAAATGGTGTTTTACTTCTATCACAAAGTAAAAGTAATTATAAGTTTTTACTTTTTAATATCTTACGAATTTTCTTTTCAAGTTTTGGAGATTCTTCAAAATATGAGGGCAATAAAAAAGGCTTTTTTATCAATGTTCCTTTTCCGTTCACGTAGTATTTACGTGCGATTTGCTGCCATTCCGTTGGTAATGTTGGTACATATCCGGCAGCAGATCGCCCTGTTCCGAACTCTACATAAACAGGTAAATCTCCAGCAGTATTTGAAATGTAAACAATGCCCGTAAAATTATTGTTCGTTATTTTAGAAAATATCAATTGATTTATTCCGGTACTGTTTTTATGACTTCCAAAAGTAGTTTTTAAATCATCGCCAGCGGCAGGAGCTCTATCTATAGCCTTACGCTGTATTGCTAAGGTAGTTTCTTCAACTGCGTCCTTTACATCTTCCTGAACTTCCTTAGAGTATTTTTTCAGGGCATTTAACGTAAGATTTAACCCTTTTACTGCCATTATGTAGATGGTTGTGTGACTAAATTGCCCTGATTATTTTGGATAGCTTTAAATACAACATAATCCTGATAAACAACATCGGGGTTATAATCAAAAATAGTAAAATAAACATTCCTCCATTTAAGAATCATATCATTTTGTAAATTCTTGTCGTTTCGGTAGCGAATTGTAAATTCATAAGCAAATACAACTTCAGAAACACCTCCTGAACTCCCCCTGAATGCTTTAACCTGCTTAACTTTAGCATAGGTACTCCAATATACAGAAGTGTTCGGGTCTGAACCGCCGTATTCATTTGGAATATTATCAGCTCCTAAAATATCAATATGCTGATTAACCCAACCTGAAGTAATATTGTTTTTCCCTGATGCCATTACTGAATTACTAAATTCTTACTGTATCGGTTTGTTAATTGCATAATTGCAGGCGGTATTTGTAGCTCTGTTGTTCCCTGCTCCTTAATCATATAATCAGTAAGCATTAAAATAGCGTGCTTTAATGCCTTAGGTAAAGTGTTACCATCTGTTCCAAACCCGGTATTATAAGTCACGTTGTAAAAATCACGTGCTCCTGGTGTCCAAGTCCACGGCTGAGGGAATCCACCCCAAATAGGATAAAACCAACTTGACACGCTATCAATGCACGCATCATCAAAAATAATAGTTTTGTAGTTTAACCCTCTTAATTCATAATCTGTTATCGGATCAGTATCATTATTTTTTGTAACCTCAATGATTGCATCTTCAATAGGCTGAGGTCCATAAGGCAATTGACAAATTCCGCCGTAAAACTGAATCTTAGCTTCACGTTTTGTGAAGTATAAATTTAATGCCCCCTCAAGTTTTTCAATAGCGGAATCCCTGATTATTTCTAAATTTAGATCATTAGAAACATAGTCCTGATCTATTTTAGAAAAGTCTTTTATATCTGAAATGGTTACAGCCTCATCATTATCAGGCTCAGTAACATTTACTATTTGAAATGCGGGCGTATTTGTCATATTCAAATATAACTATTTTTTATAAATCAAATGCTTTGTATCTGTTGTGGGTGAAGCAGATAAAAGTCTGTAGCTATGCCAAATATATACACCTTTCATTATTGCCCTGTTTTTGACTTGTTTAGAAAATATACGATCAAATGTATGTGTTTTTTCAACGAATTTAATACGCTCCCAAACAGACTTACGAAACAGCATGAAGAATCCTGCAATTATCGAATTAGTCTGATAGCATTCTCCATAGTAACCATTATGTAATTGGTTTGCAATAGCCATATGGTAGCGCATATCTGAATTGTCTGATATTTTCCCCTCAAATAACTGCTCTTTGACATTTACGCGGTTAGTTATGCAGCCATACAAATCATATGCCCCAATCTTAGTAATATCCTCTATTTGCTTTTTGGTGTCAGGAAGTAAGAAGCAAGTATCAAGGTCAGTTATGCATATCCATTCAGTATCACATGAGGCAATGCGTAAATTATACTCTTTGCCGATATTCTTATCTGACGCGTATGGCTGAATGTATGAAATCATATACCAAGAGTATCACAGATTTTAGCAAATGTTGCCTGAGCTAACATAGGAATCGTCTTTTCTGTAAGTAATTCTATTTTTATTGCTTGCGCTGAACTTACAGACTTTTTGCCTTTTTTGACTTTTACGATTAAGAATCTCATTCCTGGAGGAGCAAAATTGCCTTTATTTATTCGACTTGTTGTGTATGTGTATGTTGCATCCATGCTATTTATAAATTTTAAATTCTGTGCTATTCCATTGTTCTTTTAATCGCCTCATATTATGAGGTATATTTGCTGACCTTACAGAAACAGGAGTAGAGCTTTGAATTTCTTTATGCTCATCCATTGAATGTATAAACTGATGAGAAAATACTAAATCCATATACCTATATTTCGTAAGTCCTGAATTATATATCCGATTAGAAAAGTCCTGATGCTCCCCTGCATATCCTTTATATTGCTCATCAAAGCCACCTACTTTATCGATACATTCTCTGTGAATATAAAGCATGCATCCTGATGGCTTTTCATAACTTATAATATTGCCTTCAATTAGTAATGCTTTTCGACCAAAAGTATAACTCATGTGCTTGTGACCTGTTTCTGTATAGATACGCTCCCAATCTTTTACTTTAGGGTAAGTGTCCGAATCAAACAGAAATATATGTTCGCACTTATCTAGTTCTTTTAAACATAAGTTTTTAGCTTTTGATATGCCTTCTACGTCTTTTACTAAATGAATCTTAGAGCATTTTGGAGCAAACTTAAATATTTGCTCAATAGCCATATCTCTTAATGGATCATTGCCAAAATGTGTAATGCCTATACCAATCATCTGTATTTGAATTTAGGATCAGTAAAGATATAATTATAATTCTGGTGTGATTTTTCTACAGGTCTACGTACATATACATTCACATCGCAAGTATTAAGCAAATCCAAAACATAAAGTATTGAAGTGCTTACCGTGTGTATTTCTTTTGCATTCTCAAATACTTTAGCCCAATCAAATAAAGAATATCCTGGGATATCTCTCATTTGAACGCCTTTAACCGGAATATCAACTTTATATTGACCATCCGACCCGAAATATGAATTTATAAGCGTGTATTCCTTACCTTCTAATTCAAGAAGTTTAAACAACTCATTTTCTTTTTTCTCATCACGTTGCCACATAGCGGCCTTTTTCCATAACCTAAAATCAAACTTATACATATCGTATTTAGCTCTCATTACTCGATTGTATGTAGTTCTCATTAGGAAGTTGCTCCATCTGATTGGGATTGCTCTAAATCCTGATATCTCAATATCTCTTTTAAGTTCTAAATCAATAGGGCTCTGGCTTGAAGGAATGAAATTAATATCAGGATAAGCTCTGTTTAAGTCTTCAACAAATCTATCCATCACAGGCCATGTAACCTGATAATCTCCAAGCATTTTAATTAACGTTCTGCTAAATATCACATCACCAATTCCGTGAGGCTGCAATACCAATAGTTTCTTTGTAGTGCTATATAGAAAGTCGTGAGATACATCAGGCTGAACATTGTGACCCATTGAAGATTTAAACCCGATATGCTGAACTACAGAAGGAGTAGAGCATATAATATTGCCGCCGTTCTCAACATGGTATTTACAAAGTATATCATCCCAATGCCCCGATGTTCTTTGCGCCGTTGTTAATGCCTTTTTTAATATTGTTTCGTAAATACTACGAGTGATAAGCATATTTATTCCGCCACATGACTTTTTTATGCAATATCCATTATGCTGACTTACTATCTGATGCCTACCAGCTACTACAGAATTAAATCCTGTAATTATCTCATTTGGGAGTTGTTCATGTAGTTTTAGAAGTCTTTGAAAAAATTCAGGATGAACAATAGCATCTGAATCAAGATTAATGACTATATCGCATTGGAACGAATCAAAAAGTATTTGCATACCTTTTTCGAGCGACCACCTTATTGAACGGTTTTTGTCCATTCTATAAATCATGAATCCGCTCAATATCTCATAAACTCTTCGATCGGTTGAACAGTCATCAACTACCAATATATGAACATCTGATAAATTAGCATTACGAACCGAGTCAATACATCGCTGTAAGTAATCTGGACGATTAAATGTATTGATTAATAATCCTACTTTTTGTTTATTCATTTTTTAAACCGTTTTGAATAAAACGTCCCTGTTTCAACTGGAGCTAATTTACACGCAAAAATACATTGATTGATTCCTGCAATACCATTGGCTATGTTTTGGTAATATTGTTCGTGCTTCATGCCTCTAAAATAAATGAGTGAACTCCTGATTTAACAGCCTCGTTAAAATCTGAACGATTGTATTCTTTGCCGTTGGTATCTTTTACATTGTATATCCCAAACAGAATATCGGCAATGTCGTTTAAGTCTTGTTCTAAATCTGGAAACCAAAACGGATGCAACGATAAATAAATAATCGGCTTATGTTTTTTGAGAAACTTTTTAGCCTGCTTCAATAAAGCAATTTCACCACCCTCAATATCAATCTTGATTAGACATACATTTTGCATCTGTATTTCTTCATGCTCAATAAAATGCTCTAAGGTCATACCTTTAACTGTAATTGAGTCATGAACAGCCGAACGATCTAAAATTGAACTCATTGAATTTCCAAAACCGTTTTTATGTTCCGTCTTTAGCTCAAAATCTTTATTTTTTGCAGATATGCAAATCTCAGATACCTTAATTTTAGAATTATTCAACTTAATATTCTTTATAAGTTTTGCCAATGCTATAGGGTCTGGCTCAATCGCATAACAAATACACCCCAATTGTTCGGCATAAAATGACAAAACTCCATTCCATGCGCCAATGTCTATAAATGTTTTTCCATCTGAACAAAACATATCCAATACCTTGAACGTTTCAGGCTCCCATTTACCTTCTTCTACTTCTTTCCAGAATTTTTCATCTCCTGTATGTTTCATGGTTTTTCAGCTATGGCATAAAATGAATAGTTCAAATCATGTCCGGTTATAAATATGTTTTTAAATCCGCGCGACTCAAAATATGACTGAAGCATATCAGGTCTTAACCAATTGCAATGCTTACGGTTAAACATTGGCTGCCAATACTCCTGAAAATCACAATGAGGCAAATACAGAAACATCACACCGCCTGATTTTAATTTATCAGACCAATAGTCTAAAGTTCCCACCCAATCAGGAACATGCTCAAGACAATGTGATGAAAAGATGTAATCTAAATTAGATTCTCTAAAAAAATTAGCATCCTGATTTGTAATACTCTCCTTACCGATATCGCTACAACTTTTCCGGTAATCTACACCTATTGCACCGGATAGCTTCCATTCGGGTTTGGAATACCCTATATCAACTCCTAATCCTTTGCAAATCTTCTCTGCAAACGGAAAAGCATATTGTGAAGCAAATCCCTGACTTTGTAAAATCGGGTAGTTAGTTTTTCTGAAAGTGATGGTTTCGATTGGCATAGTTCATTATTAAATAAAAAATTATTGTTTTTGTCAAGTTCTGTCCATGAGCAAGAGGGCTTATCTCCATAAAGTAAAGTACTGCGAATACCAACCTTCATTATCGCAAATTGCTTTCCAATAAGCATAGCTTGAAATGTTTTAAAGTCAGGTATATTTATCCCGTTTTTAGCAAAATGCTCCTGAATCTTTCTAAATACATCTTTATCGTATGTTGTCATAAGGCTATGAATTTAAACTTTGTGGCAATCTCTTCGCCTTCTATTTTTGCCTCTAATTGACCATAAGCACATAAAGGAATGCTATCGAGATAAAGAGTGGTTTCATTTTCTGTAACCTCTCCTTTTATTCTATCCTTAAAAATATGTTTCATTTCGGATTCTGTTTGGATATTTATACCCTTAGATTCTAAAACTTCACATACCTTTTTGAATAACTCCTTTTGGTAATCTTCCTGAAGTTGCGGAAGATAGTTGTTTATATCAATTTGTTTTTTCACCTAAACTAAAAAACCGAGCGGGTTCAGGCGTTAGCTCCCTCCCCCATTCGGTCAATGCTTTTATGGTAAATACTTGCTAACGTTATACTAAGTTAAATACTTTTTTCTTTAAAACAAAAAAGCCTCGTAATTTCTTACGAGGCTTACCGATTAAATTATGAAAAAACTCAGGTTCCTTGTGTAAGTTCGGCAATTGCAGTAGTAAAATCACCTTTTACAAATGCCGGCTTCTCATGGTTTTTAACTCTACCCATTCCGTACAATTCGGCACGGATAGTAACCAAGTTTTGAACGAATTGAGCATTGATATAACCAACGTCAATTCTAAGATTCTCAACAAAGTTAAACAAGTAGCGAGTAAAATCACCAACAATAAATTCATCATCAGCAATGAAGTTTGATGCAATAATCATTACACCTTTAATCCTTGTTGCTTCCTGGTCGATGAATCGAGGTAACAAATACTGGCCATTCAAAGATGATTTTTCCAAATCCATTGAAGTGTAAGTATCTTGAGATACTACAATCAAGTTCGGAGTAAATCCACCGATTGTTGAAGATGCTGTACCTGCTCCTTTTTTAACCTGACCAATTGCTGCACGCAATACGTCGCCTCTATTTGCTTCAACTACTGTGCCAGCTAATGATCCTGCGTCAAAAGTATTAGCATAGTATTTAATACCATATATGGTATTGATCGTGCCATCTCCATTGATTACAGCCTCATCCAAAACGTTTAAAAGCCTACGAGTAAGCTCAAAACGGATTTCTTGCTCAAGCATCGGCCAGTTAAGCAATGCCTGACGAGATACAGGAGTCCATACAGCAATCATCTCAGCAGAGACTTTTTTCTCTACATAAGTCCAGTTCATTGAGTCTTTTTCAACTCCTTCACCTTGCTGCCATCCCGGAGCACCAGACCCGTTTACAAGCTCAACCCATGACAATGGATTTGAACCTGAACCGCCTGTCATTGTGCTGATATAATCAAAGATAAAGCGTTCCGGCAAACGTGGATAATCAACTCCCGGCTCACGTAACCCGATAATTACACGGTCACCGAATGAAGCGGTAGTAATCGGAGATACTGCTTTTGGAATCAATGATACTACACCGTTTTTATTGGTATAGATAGCTTTTAACTGATCTTGATTTGCATCAAACTGTTGCTTCATAGAAGCGATAACCTGATTGATTTGTTTTTCCATGCCGGAATTGATCGTTGCAGCTTTTACGCGCAATTTATCAACCTGATCCTGAATGTCATCAACAAACTTATTCAATGCAAACTTACGCCCCATTGAATCCTCAATTTCAACTTTTGACAAATCCATTTCTTTTACCACCTCGGCAGTAATAGACTTGATTAAGTCTTTAGTTGATTTTTCTTCCATTTCAAGACGCAAAAATTCGTCTTTGCGTGCTTCAAATATTTCGGTTGCCTTCTGTGAGGCGATTCGCTCAACTTCTTTGATTGCATCTTCTTTTGTAGCTGTTGCGCCACCTTCAGAACCAGCTCCTGAGTTGAACATGATAGGCATAAATACGCCCATAAATTTTGGCTTTCTCATTGCTTTTTAAATTAATAAGTCTAAAATTGTTTTAACTGTTTGACTGGCAGGAGCCGGGTCGGTTTTTTCTGAACTGGATAACTCCGGGTTCATTGTTGGTGTTAATTCATTTGAGCCTTCGAGTACACAGCTAATCTCAATTAAAGCCGCTTCCTTTACTGCCCAAAAATATCCTTTTTCTAATGCTCGTTCAGGATTTCCAATCATTGGGAAAATCTTATTCCAAACTGCATATTCTTCTTTATTGTCAGGGTTGTTTACGGCAAGATCTATCTTGATATATCTCATACCAACTGAATGCTGATCTATATTACCCTCTTTGTAATCCTCAAAGATCATAGCATTCATAGAGCGTTTTATTCGGCTATCCATCATCAATGACATGGTTTCACCAATCTTATTAACCCCTAAATCAGTCCATTTTATTTGCTCCTCGTAAACTCTCTTTGGAACTCCTACCCTTGCTGAAAGTTGATTAATATGATCGTGAAAATGCCTAACCCTGTCACCCTTTTGCTGAATACTTACTCCGAATAATCCATTTAAATGAACATCATCATGAGAATCCATCCAGTTATAAGTATTTCCAATGATTGTACGTGTAATTTCATAATCGGTATCATTTGAAGTATCAGTTGATTTTAATATTACTAACTTCTTATGAACCTCTCCGCCAATTTCATCAGTGAATTTAATAGCAGACTTTTTTAAGTCAATAAGATCAGCCTTGTTTTTTACAAGATATTCAATCTGTTCTGACTGACTTTTTATATGATTAGGGAATGCTATTTTCATTTTCGTATAGTTCCATTGAGTTGCTTTACAGCCTTAATCTGCTTAACTTCTTCTGGTGTTAGCTGTTTGATTTTACTCATGATGTAAAAATAGTTAGTAAAAATTATTTAAATTATTTTTTTGGTTGTAATAATATACAACTATATTTGATTATGGAAAATCCAAGAATGATCGACGTTTTAAATGCTACCATATCTCAACTTAAGGACACAGCATCAATTAAATCAGATTGCTATATAGGTATTTATGACGCAATGAAGTTATTTGATGAAATAACATCTGTTCACAAATGGTATCATAAAGCAAAAATTGACAGGCACCATGCTAGCAGAATAGTTAAAAAGCACAGGGCCGGGACTTACAGAAATTATGAATGGTTTTTTAAGCGTTTCGGATATGAAACAATTCACGTTATAATACCAATCGAATAATATAATTGCAGAGTTAAATTAAATCTGTCAATTTAAATTTTCTTTCTTCCATCATTCTATTATATCGTCTTTCAGATAAATAAATAACTGTACATCTGCAATTACATCTCTCGTCAGCACTTAAACGAACATCACCTGGATATTGCCCCTTATCATTACCAACTCTAAAATCTTGCTCCATTGGAATAATATCATCGTTTAATTCAATATGAGTAATTCGCTCCCTGCCATCATTTCTACCTATCCATTGCTTATATCCCTTTTCATTGTTTTCAGATAGCCAACTTTCTGCGCCTGTTCTCTTACCCAAGTTTGCAGCGGTTGCAGATTCTGTACGTGATATCAACACAGCCCTTGAACGTGATATTTTACGTCCTACTTTTTCACGAATATAAGTTGCTGTCTTATCTGCATTCAATCCTTGCTCATACGCTTCAGCTAATGCACGCCTGATTTCTTCCTTTGTAGTTTCAGATAATTCATTATCAATTCGGTAGGCGTAATTAGTTGCATAGTCTAAGAAAATCGCTTTCCATGCATCAATAAGAAAATCAATTGCTGCTTTATTTTCAGTCCGTTGCATTAAATAGAACTGTCTTTTAGCAGATAGCAATCCTACCATCTCATAAGACTGTTGAATCGGTCTGATAAATACATTAGGAATCACAAGAATATCCAGAGGCGGATCTACGTTTCCAGTTCGTCTAATATATTCAACTACAGGATTGACCTGAGACTGTAAAGCACGTAAGAAGATCGGGTAAGTTCTAACCGCGTAACGTTTCAGTTGTTTCTCGTATAAGTCTATTATAGAACTCATTCAATTGTTTTACTACTTCTTCCCTTTTACGTATTTTTTGATTCCGTTTAACCCAGCAATCAGAGCTTTGTAACGGTATAGCTTTACAAACTATCTCTTCAAGTTCCTGAGCCTGTTCGGTAGTCATATTTGACATTTTCTAATGGATCTGTAAAATTACCATCAATAATTTGCTCAAGTGTCTTTTTGCCTCCTGACACCAGTGTGATTCCTTTGTACTCATTTTTTTCAGGAAGATCAGCAATTAGAGCTCTTTTTTCATTTTGATCTACCCAATCAGCATCACCGTAAACTTCTTTCATTAACTTCTGATCTGGAGATATTTCGGTAAATTTCTTTATATCACATTTTGCAATAATATTTTGATTAGGATACCAAAGTTTTATTTTCTTTGTCAATGACGCATCAAACTTTCTAAGCTTAGGAATTACATTGTTAATAACTAAAGCCTTATATGCTGCTGCAACATTATTTTCAGTTCCGCCTTTCATATCACCTACCAATATCGGACTTACTCCAAACAATGCCCCCCCATCTTTCCAGTTAGCTAATTCCGCTTCGCACAGCTTTAAATCTGCAAGCGTATCTCCAAGTTTAGTAACAGCTACATATCCATTAGTGACGTGCGTTTTTTGATTATTAACAGCACCTGTATATTTTAATTCAAGTGTCTTATTAATCTCTGAGACTTGATCTACTGTTAATTTGTCGAATGCGTCATTTCCGTTATTCCCTCCTACATCTGAATGAATAATTATACCTGTTGAACCATTTATAAAAGCTCTCCCTTGAGCTTCCTGATTAGCTTCATTTGTTGAGACTGTTTTTGCGCCCGGAACTAACGGAGAGTAACCTCCTAAAACAGGATCAAATGGAGACCACTTAGCTAAGTGAATAATATCATCAGGCGGTATTTGATAAACTTGCCCCCACCATGTTGTAAACTGATAGTAATTAATTGGAGCATTTATATCAGCGTATTGCCTGATAGGCATTACCAGGTTTGAAGGAAGGCAATGTAAATGAACTGGCATACCTTCATTTCTACCCTCTGTATTTCTTTGAGCCCATAAATACCCATCTCCAGAAATTTCATAATTAAACCAGAATGCCTCCATTAAGTCTATACCAGTTTGATAATCATTTGGATTATCGAGTAGTTTTATAAATGGATGATCTTCTCGCTCCTTTAATGCTTTTAACTCCAAAAGATTGTATGCACCTGCTCTATTCCTATCTCCTCCAAAATTAAAAGATGCTAATTTTCGCGCTTCCCGCTCACTAACTACATCATAGATAGTTAATGGAACTTCTACCTCCTTAGCTACAATAACGTTGGCATAAGAATAAACGATTTTATTTCCATAACCGCCTTGTAATTGAAGAGTTTTATTCCAACCCATCCACGTGAAAGCATTACCCCATTGGAATGACGCCCCACCGCCTGGATAATACCCTGATTTACTTACGCTTTGCGTCTTTAAAACTTTTTGAAGTCCATTAAGCATTTTTATAGTTTAAAATGGATAAAACGGCATAAATAACCGAAAATAATGACCTGCCAATTACTCCCCAATCATAAGGGTTAAATGAAAAGAATGCAAAAGATAGTATAACGTAAAGGATTACGCCAATGGCAATATAATCTAAAAATGGATTATTTCTTTTCATTAATCAAATGTAATTATTTTTTAATTCAAAACTATACTGGATTTCTTCCGCGCGAATTTATCATTTGTGGATATACTGCATATCTCACCGCATCCAATGCGTGATTAAAAGCATCTAATGGCACTTTTGATTTTTTATCATGCCAAACATAGTTATTTAATTCTTTAATTATATTAATGCTTTCAGAATCAATAATCAATTCATAATCCTGAAGAATAGCAATTCCAGCAGTTATACTACCTTCGCCCTTTACTGTCGGCTTTATGTTTAACCCTTTGCTTGCAAGTTCACTTATTAATCTCGGTTCAGCACTATCTGCATAAATTAATTTATCTCTGGCAGCCTGCCAATTTGCTAAATAAATATCTGTCGTGGATAGATGAGGCTTGTATAAATGCTCTTTAATGTATATTTTCTTCTGTGATTTATCAATAACAGTTTCTACCAAAGTGGTAGGATCTACGCTAAATCCAAAGTCCTGACCAAATACTGAAGGATAATCTCGTTTAAATTCGCCAATTGACCAATTTGTATAAATTACGCCTTCTGCTTTATCAAGCCACCCTCCTAAAACGATATGTTTGTAGTATAATGCTTTTTTTAGCGTTCTTTGATTGATATTAGGGTTAATTAAATATTCGTCATAAGCTTTTTTCTTTTCTTGAAAGTCATCCCAAATATCGTCCGCAATCAAATCGCGCTCCATGTCAAGATAAGTCAAATGAATAAATAGCACGTTGCCTACAATTCCATTAAATCCTTCCTGAACCCCATTAGTCTCATAGAATTCCTGATATATCCAATGCTCCTTAGTAGCTGGGTTTAATAAAAGAATGGACAGATTTCTAACATCTTTTGCCCTGATAGATAATTTAATTTTATTCCAATCTTCATATGAAGGCATCTCTTCCGCCTCCTCTAATATGAACATGGAAAAATCTTTTAATGACTTCAGGTTTGCAGTTTGATTTCCGGACGACGTTTTAATACCCTTAAAAACTATCTTACTTTTACCGTTTACGCCCTCAATTCGGTCTTTATTTACATTGAACGAATTATAACAGTTAAGTATATCAATCTTTTCATTAAACTCAGGTATGATTGAATCCTGAGCTGATGCAAGTGTATAACGTGTATAAAGCACCCTATGATTAAAGTCCTTTGAAGCTACGCAAGAAAATGTGCCTACTCCGAACGACTTTTGAGAGTTACGCCCCCCTGTGATAATTACGGTATTTACTTTATGCAGAGGATTATCCTTTGAGCAGGAAAGCCACTCAAAAAGTGGCTGAAACTTAACTGATAGTTTTAATTCATTCAAGTGTTAGAGCCTTTAGTGAATGTTATAGGCGTTGGATTAAAAGATTCTCCCTTTGTGGTGTGATCGACCTCTTGCTTGTCAGCCCATCCAAATCTATTTTTCATATTCATGTACCAACCGGTATAATTAAACTCTTTATTTTCAAGAGATATTCTACCTTTTTTTTGCCACCATGCCTCTGATAAAAGTTTTCCAACTTTTATGGTTTCCGAAAACTCGGGTTCTTCTTCAATCCACCTATCAAATAAATCATTAGAAAATGATCCTCTTTGTCTGTAAATTTCAGCTTTAATCTCTACTAATGAAGCTCCAGATTTAAATAAATCAAGTATGGTATCTTGCCATCCATCTGGTAAATCAAGATTTGATTTAGGTCTTGCCATAATACCCAAAATTACAAATTATTTCACAAATTCAATAACCACCCAACCACATCTGCAAATATGAACTATTCCGAAGTGTTTCAGGTTTGGTTTAAGGCAGCGTAGGCATAGGTTAGATATGTTCATGAATTTAATGTTTTTTCTGTTTTCTGGTCATAACTTTTCTGTTTCTGATTTAACTTCTTTCAATGAATTGCAATTTAAGTTTTCTTCCCGGTTTCATATTTTTTATCCAAAATATTTATGCACATTTATTCGGTGCAAGAACTCATTATTAGACATTTCTCCATGCTTCCATTTCTTTAAATTATGTTCAAATATATTATTCGCATGTTCCCAAAATAACCATCCATAAATAAAGTATTTTATCTTTTTCATAACATCTCCTCCAGTCTTTTTAATTTAATTTGCTCCCATGTTTTCCAGTCTGGATGTAAAAGTTTAATCTGGTCTAAAACGATCTGAACATCGGCAATCTCTTCCGAAATATTACTTTCACGTCCTCTTCGATCTTTGAGTATTGCTTGAGTTAATTCTGCCATTTCCTCAATAATCATTTCCTTTTGTGCATTCTCTCCGAACTTACTCAGAGCGCGTTGGTAGGTTGTTTCCATTCGTGTAATTTCTTTAGTTTAGTAAAATCTGAATTAAAGCAGACAGTTCCGTAAATGTCTGAATATTGTTTGGCACATGATATGAAAGTTTCGCGCCTGCCTTCTGGTATTCGCTTCATATCCATAATTTCGTTTGGACTTAATTTGTCCAAAATATCCCATGCTTTGATTAGGTCTTTGTCGTTATTCATAAGTATAACAGTATAACATGAGTATAACATCAGTATAACAAACATTAAATCTATATAACTTTCTGATATTTAATGAGTTACATTTGAGTATAACAGTATAACAAGATTTTATCGTTTTTATAAATTTAATACAGTATAACAAATTAATATATAATAATAATAGGTTAAATTTATTATCTCCTGTTTTTTTTATAGTTGTTATACTACTTTTAAATATATGCAATTTTCGTGTTATACTGTTATAGTGGTAAAAAAAGTGCGTTTTTAGTATCATAAATGTATTTTTTAGTATAACAAACAAAAATTTATACTGCTGTTATACTGTTATACTTCATTTTTTTGTAACTAATTGATAATCAAAAGATTTTCTCATAATTAGCATTTTTCTGTTCTCCTGATTTTATAAGTAGCTGATCTTTCTTATCGCTCCATCTACCAATTAAAACCCTTACATATTCGGGTTTAAACTTTAGATTTGCTCCGATTTCAATAGCTGTTTTCATTGAAAAATTAGCTGGAAGCATCTTGTAAAATTCTGAAAAGTTAGATGATAGTTTATCTAATGGAGTGGCCGGAGCAAGTATTCTCATTGACTTATGCATATTGCCAAGAAAGTACTCTGTAAGCCTTATAGCACGCTCCATTGCTTGTATTGATACTTCATTACTAAAACAGTAAACATCATGCATTACGTGAATTAAAAGGCTAAACCTAAGGCAGTAATCTTGATACTTTGCGATAATACCTTTTACATTGTCATCAGGAGCAAAATTATACTTCTTATTCTTGTTGTTAAACCATTCACAGTACAATTCATTAGCCATATCTGAGAGTACGTAATATCTAATTTCATCGCGACGTCCCATTATTTTATTAAACAAATCTTCCATTGATTGTTTAATTACTGAAGGAATTTCGTAACGTGCCCAGTCCTTCTTTTTGTCAGGTTCAGGATAGCAAAATAAGAATCTGTGGTAAAATCCGTTATGCTCATTTTCCTTGTTACTCAATGAGTCAAGAATACCAGGCTGAATGCCACCGATAATTGTGCAGAAAGGATTTTCAACTTTGTTTTCATCCCTTGATATACGTTGCAATAAAACGGGTGAACCAGACCATAATTCAAGCCATTTCTGAACTTCGTCATTATCTCCGTAACGGTTCATTCGTTTCAAAAATCCGCTAAGCTCATCGGCAAGTATTCCGCATCCTATCTCATTGTTTGATAGAATTTTAACTACCATTTCTATAGTTGAATCTTTAATCAAGGTCTGTTTCATTACCGGAGCTGTTGGCTCTTCTATTCCTTCCCCTTTCTTTTGATTTTTATATTCGCCAAGCTTTGCTTTGTAAATATCTTTTTCTGCTAAATACTCTTTATATAGCTTAGCATCATAAGTTTCTAAGTATCTAAACATAGCCTTTAATGATGGACTCTTTGAAGCTCCAGGAGGCGCAACCATAGCAATGTAA